TGATTGTCTTAATTTGTTCTTTAATTTTCATTGTTTCCTCTAATTATATGTGTTTCTTCTCACGTATGTTGTTTAGTATATATCCTCTCATAGCCACCGCCTTAGCGTGCTTCCTACATGCGCTAGCAGCGATTCTACAGCGATTCTTCGGAGTATTATATTAAGTAAATACATTGTTTGTTACTCCTATATTACTATGAGTTGATTGTATCTCTGTATCGTCTTTTTCGTATACAGTAATTATATCTTTGTTTTTCTTATCTTTAAGTTTTACCACATCTGTATCTGTTTCGACTGGTAATGTAGAATTAACAGCATCTTTCGCACATCTTAATACCATTTCGTGTTTCTTTGCCAATGGCGATATTATATGTTTTACTTGTAATACTAGATAACGCCCTGCGTGATATGGATTGAGTTCTTGTTTTTCACCTGGTCCGACTGGTTTCGCATATGGTAGCGTAAATGAAATCATATCGCCAGCGTGTATCTTTGTGTTTCCTGGTACGTTTAAAATTAGATTATTGTTGAGTAACTGTTGTCGTTGTGATTGACTGTTTTGTATAATCTCACTTCGATTTGGTCTAGTATAATCTGTGTGTAGATTGACTGTGTCGGAAGTGACCATTAGTTTTTGTAATGGTTGTTCTGAAAATAGTTTCTTTGTATTGTCAAAGTATGCATAGGGTTGTATGAATTTGAGTCCTGTCTTGGCACCGTCAGCGTGTTCTGTGTGAAAGTAATTGGCGAAAGATGTATGATAATCAAAATCATATTCTGTTAATGTCTTATTAAACATATCATGCTGTATGACACGACTTGCGAATAGTCCTGTGTTTAAACTTTCAATTTGATTTACAGAGTTTTCAAATGAGTAATGCGCAACACTTCTCATCTCTTTTTCTACATCTCTTTCTCCGTCCACTCTTACGTTTGCTGGTTGTAGATGATATTTCTCTTTGACTGGTCTTGCTGTGTGTCCACCAAGTGCCATTAATGATTCAATACTTCTAAAGTGAAATCCACTCATTGTTTCAAAAAATAGATAATTAGAGTTGTTATAGTTTTTAGATATAGATTCTTTTGCTAGAAAACGTATTGCGTTAAATGGTTTCTTATTAGGTATGACATATTTTGAATTTGTTTTTGTTTCCTCTATGTACAATGGTTTACGACTGTCCAAATAATCTGGCGACTTGACTATTTTTAACACTGCGTCTTCGACTGGTCCAGTAAATGCTTGACTGACTCTAAACAATGAATTACGATATGCTTCTCTACTTGTAAAATGAAGTTTATAAACTAGTTGTCTTCCTGTACCACCAGATGGTCTTATCTTTTCTATCTTGTACACGTAATATGGATCAGATGATTGTTCGATTGCTTCTACTCTATCACTTAATCCACTTCCTGGTGTGTAAAATTTAAGTTCTAATCGTTCCATTCCTGTCAATGGTAACGCTGTTCGTATGTCTTGGTTATCTGCTATGACTATCTCACCTGTAATACATTGTAAAGTTATATCTTCCACATATGTAACTGACATTACTTGTGGTAATATGTTTACTCTGACTGCTGAATCTTGTGCCTCTGCTGCTTTACGATAGGATACTAGGGTACAAATATCTAATTGAAAATCGCCAGCAAACTTTAATGTATCTTTGTTATCACCAATGACTGACATTTTATTCTCTTGTTAGTTTTTCAAATTCTTCTAAAAATAATGGTAGGTAATTAGGATCTAATAATTTGATGTTTCTTTTTTCGTCTTGTAATCTTCTTTCGTATTCATAGTTTGATACTGCCTCTGCGCCAACTTCTGTACTATTGACTTCTATTTTGTGTGAGTAATCAAAAGGACCATTACTTGTTTGTGTTCCACTTGATTGTGTAATCTCATAATGATGTACTGCGCCTGGATTATCATACTTATCAACTACATATGCCTCAAAGTCTTGTTCACTTAAAGGCCAACCATAATATCTATCTGTGATATTGTTTGTTAGTAATATAATCCAATGGTAATCTGTTGTACCAAAATGTTTAAATGATGTTGTTTCTGGTGTTTCACCTGATGGCACATCATAAGTGGAATATAATGATACATTATCAGCAATGTTGGATCTAATCTTAATTCTTCTAAAAATATCTGTGACTAATTTAAAGTTCTTATTACCAGATATATCGTAAGCAAGTTTAGGAAACTGTTCAAAGAATAACGCCATCTTAATAACCCTCCATTATTCTTTCTTTTGTCATAATTTCTGTTTCTGTAAATGCCAATGTCATTTTAATATTAACTGGCGCCGCACCATCTGGATCAAATTGTCTAAATGTTGTAAAGTCACCATCACCATAACTTACAGATGTGTTTGTTAATACGCAACGTGATATTTTATTTAAATAGTTATTTATTTGATCGTTGTAAGCATAATGTATTTCAAACTCACTTGGTACTTTAAAATATCTACCACCACTTACATCATTTTCCATCTCTGGCATCATATGATATTTGAAAAACGTAATAATTTTGTTTATGTCTTGTACTTCTTTTTGTGATCTTGCTTGTAAATTAAATGTATATGAAAAATCTCTATTGTTTACTTTTTCAAATACAACTTCCGTAAATGGATTTTCAGCAAATCCTGTAACTTTACTAATCGCACCTGATACATCTCCTAATCCTGCTGCTTCTGCTATACCTACACCTAAATTCTTTGCTGCTTGTAAAGCAAATCCACCTACACCTTTTAAAAATGCTTGTGTTTGTGCTTCTGTTCCTGATGCTGAAGTTGTTTCAGCAAATGTTTTTACAGCCAACCCTCCTAATCCTGTGTCAGTTGGTCCGTTGTTGACACTATATTCTGCTTTGATAGATGGTGGCATATATAATGCAACTGCGCCAGTGACCTGTGTGTGAGTAGGTTTCTTAGCAGTTATACTATTTTTAGGTGTTTTACCTATCTGTACTCTATCTCCATCTCTACTTGATTTTAATGTAGATACTGAATAACTTGTTTCTCCTGTGTCAAAATCAAATCCACCTGATACACCCGCTCCTAATTCTCTCATAAAACTTCTATCTGATAAAGTAGAGTGTTTATTTGATATAGAATAAAATATCATAAAATGACCTTGTTCATCATTCCCTAAATCACTTGGAAATTGTATAGGCGCAAACGATAATGTGTTCGCCTTCATATGTGAAGTTGGTGCTTTTGCGTCAGGTATCTCTAATGGCGATTGTTTTAATAGATTTGAAGCCGCCGCTTTCGCCTGTTGATTAGATAGAGCGTTACCACTAAATCTATTGGCAAGACTCATTAATTGACCTAGTTTTATTGAAGCCATTGTTTTCCTTTATATATATTATAATATTTATAACACAATGAAGAAGTCTTACAAAGGTTTATATCGCCCATCTAACCCTAAAAAATACGTTGGCGACCCGTCTAAAATAGTCTATCGTTCACTACTAGAGCGTAAGTTTATGTTACACTGTGACCGTAGTCCTGATATAACCAATTGGGCAAGTGAAGAATTATCCATACGTTATTTTAATCCTATTGATAAAAAGTATCATTCATACTATCCTGACTTCATTGTAAAGACATCTAAAGGTAAAAAGTTTCTTATTGAGATCAAACCATCTCGTCAATGTAAACCACCAAAGACACCTAAAAAGAAAACAAGAGCGTTTATGCGTGAGAGTTTTGAATATATTAAAAATCAAGCGAAATGGACAGCAGCAAAGTCTTATTGTGAGGACAATGGTGTAGAGTTTAAATTGATTACTGAAAAAGATTTAGGTCCTTATTAGGCAGATAGATAATCTCTCAAACTATTATCTGATGTTTTTGTGTCTTCCATAATATTAGTATATGTGTTATTTGCTGTAGTAACATTACTATCGCCACCTCTAGTATTAACAACATTTACTTTACCCTCATCACGTCTTTGCATTGCTGCACTATCTTCTCTCATCTGTCTAGTTCTATTTGCATATGCTTCATTGTCCATTAATAATTGATCGTCTGGCGATATGATTTCACCACCAAATTCTGGTTTTAATGCTTCACCCTTTGCCCTTAATTCAGCAAGTTTTTTTTGAAAGGTAATTTCTTTATCATTTAAATCTAATATTTTTCTTCTTCTAGCAAATTCTTTTTCATCAAATTCTCTCAGATAATCCATTTGTTCATCATTATCTAATTTTTGAAATTCTTTTAATTCTTTTTCTGATAATATACCTCTTAATTGTTCACCCAATTTACCCATTTTTAATTCATAATAACCCTCTCCTGCAACTTCCGCAGCTGCTTCACTTGTTAAAGCACCGTCACCTTCGGATCGTCTTTCTCTTTCCATACCAGTAACGCTTTCGTCCACATACTTTCCTTTAATACCTGTTTCCGTAATTCTTTCGTCTGCTTCTTTTGATGCTTTGGTATCTAATTTTAATTTCTTTTTTAGAAATTTAGGTAATGGTAATGCGTCAATTGCAGAATTGATTAATGTCTTTACACTATCTCCTATATCAGAGAAGAAGTTACCTACAGAAGAAAAGGCATCTTTAACACCATTTTTTATTTTATCAAATGCGTCTGTAAAGAAACCAGTAATAGAATCTTTAATCTCTGTTACTTTTGCTGGTATATCTTCTGTAAAAAATGCTAATACATTATTAAAACCTTCAACAACTTTATTTTTAATATCAATAAAAAAGTTTTTAATATTAGTTGTTATATCACCTTCTACACCAAATGCTGCTCCTATTGAGTTTATGATACTAGCAACTGCATCTAATAAAAAAGTAGCAATTCTCAATGGTATTGTTTTTAAACTATCAAAACCCTCTTTAATTAAATCACCATCTAAAGTAAATATACCTTTAACTAAATTAAATATACCTGTAAATGTATCAGAAATTATACTAAATGCATCTGATAATAACGGTCCTATATCCTGTGATAATCTTTCAAAAAATATTTTTAATCCATCTATTATAGGTGCAACTACTTCTGCAATTTGTTTACCATATTTTTGTAAACCTTTTGCTAATAATAATAAACCAGCAATTAATCCACCTTTTATAAGTAAACCTATAAAACCCTCTTTTGATAATAAATTAGATGCACCTTCCTTTATAGCACCAAGTTTAGCCATAGCACCAGCAAATATACCACCTCCTGTATCGCCTTCATCACTAGGTGGTGTAGTAGGATCATCAGCAGCAACTCTTTCTGCTCTTTCTGCTTCTCTCTCCTCTTGTTGTTGAAAAGATAAACTTTCTGTAAACGATTCTACTAATGACTGGATACCATCTCTAATATTTTCTAATACACTTAATATACCACTTTGTTCAGATGTTTCAGGCATTCTAGGACCTATGAAATCATTTTCAGCTGGAATATCTGACGCACTAGTTGTAAGTGGTTGACCAGCAGGATTAATCAAAATAGATTTACCTGATGCAACAAGATCATTAAATCCTTTTGATACAGATTCTCCTATTTGTATTACTGATTCGTCTTTGAGTGTAAGTTCAGCCATTATTTTTTATCTGATTTTGCTCTACTTCCTGTGTATAAACCAAACCACGCTGCGCCTGCGCCAACAACAATTGACACTAGACCACTTTGTTCCATAGTAGGTCCTTCTAATTCCATATACCATATTACTACTTTGTATAGTAAGAAAATATATGTTGATATGAATACTCTAGGAAATATTCTCCAACTATCAACTGCTCTTGCAAGATGGATTAATTTCGCATATGGATTTACACCCAAGTCTTTTATTGAAGTGTCAACTTCTAAATCAACACTAATCTTTTGTTTTGGTTCTGCAACCTTAACTTCGTCCATTACTTTCCCTCTCTTTGTCTTCGTTCTTTTTCTTCTTTAATATAGTTTACTAGCATAGTAACATATATTTCCCTCTCCCACGGTATCATATTTTCTAACTCTGTCAATGAATATTTATGATGTTGTATCAATGCAAAGTTAGTTTCATAATAGTTTTCTAAACTATCGTGTGAGAGGGCTACCCGAAAAAATCGGCCAGACCTTTCAATACCACTTCACTTTCAACATTTGTAACAGGATTCTTTACTGTTAACTTATGTTCAAGTCTAGGCATACTAGAATAAAAACTTTGTATTTTTTTCATTTGTTCGCCTGTTAAGCCATCGACAAAATCTTTTATTTCTTCTTTTGTTGTGTCTTTACTTAAATATACTTTTTCACCTTCGTAAATCTGTTCTACAGAATTGTATATCATTTCATAAGTTTCAGAAAGTTTTAAATCTCCTGACATCATATTACTATTTACAGATTTTAAAGATGGATATTTTAAAACTACACCTAATTGTCTAGTTTCATCAATCACAATATTGTTACTGTGGTCATCATCAACATAAACTTCCACTTTAGATATATCAACTTCTGTACTTGCATAAGTCTTTTTATCATCTGGACACAATACTTTTAATTTAGCAACTTCACCAACTGATTTCGCTCTTATTTGTAAAAATACATATTCAATATCAAATAATGGATGGTCATCTGGTTCTAGTTCACCAAATGTACAAGATTTAACAATATCTTTTATTGCTCTTAACATCTCATCTGGTTTACCAGTTTCCAATGCCATTAATAATATTTTTTCTTCTTTTACTAAAAAAGGTCGAAACGAAATCGTTTTCTGTTGTGATGGTAAAGTCAACTCATATTTAGCTACATTCGCTTGAGGTAACGCCATAATTTACTCCTTTGTTCACGTTATTATATATGTTCAATTATAAAAATGGTGGGAACACTTTACCACCAAATACTGATCCAATTGGTACTCTTTGTCTTAATACATTAACCGCATCTCTACCTGCTCTTCTAATTTCAGGTGGTAACTTACTTAATATATTACCAATTAAACCTCTATTAGGTTCTTTTACTGTTGGTACTTTAAATCCGCCACCAACTGTAAATTTGTTTACTTGATCTAAAGTTAAATTAGACCACTGTCTAAAAGCAAATGTTATATCTACTTTTTGTATATCGCCACCTTCACCATAATTGTATGGAACGGCAACAATAGATTTTGGATAACATTCTGTTAACTCTACACCATATGAAATTCTATCTCTATAAGCATCACCAGAGAATGCACCTAATTGGTATATTCTAATACCTCCAGTATATTCATTATAGAAGTGTACATTGTGAGTATTTTGGTCAAAGGCTGCACCTTGCCACATTTCAAAAAATACTCTCTGTCTTAAAAACTTATCAGCATAAAAACTACAAGTGACTTCACGTGTATATGACTCACCTGTTACCACATCTCTTTGTGGTCCATAAGTTTTAAATTCTGTTGTGTTGAGTGCACGAGAAGGCATTTCAACATTAAAACAAAAACCTCTTAACCCTCTTTGTAATTGTCTTTCTTTTTGTAATTCACCAGCAATAGTTGATCTTGTTATTTCTTCTTCAAACAAAGCAGAGTTATCTACATCTGCACCTACTGCAACTCCAGTTGGTAATATGAAGTCAACTAAAAATCTGTTTGGTCTAGCAAAACCTTCTCCTTCAGCAACTTGGGATATAAATCTACCTATTGTAGATTCTTTATTACCTTGTATTTGTTTTAATCTTGGATCGCCTGTAACGTTATCTAAAGACCTATCTCTAGGTATACCAACTCTTATGTCGTAATTACCTATTCGTCTTCCGCCTCGTAAAATAGCCATTAGTATGGACTTCCTTTCTTAAACTGCTGTACGGGAAGCATTACTGCTAATGCTGCTTCATCAAAATCTACTCTTAAAAAATTTGACATAACGTGATTGTACAAATACTTTTTTATTGTTGTTTTCGCAATACCTATATTCTTAATTCCATCATAAGTTGCGTCTATTCGTGTACTTTTACTCATACCACCTGACGCATATCTTTGTAAGTTGTTTAACAAAGTTATTCTCTGTAATGGTCTTAAATAATGAAAGTTCATTCCCATAAAACCACCTGGAATTGTTTCTAAAGGTAACACCAATGGAAACGTATCGTAATAAGGTAGTGTCTTTTTATATTTAGGGTCATAGAAGAACATATTTAATCTTCCTCTACTAGGAATACCATTTAATTTACCTGATGACATTAGCTTTCTAGCAGTAATTCTATCGCCTAAATCAGCAACAGTTTTTCTGTACCAATTGGCACTCTTACGAATACCGCCTTGTGCGTCTTTTAGTGGGTCTAGTATTGAAATAGCCATTACGCTAATATTTATACAAAAAAGGAGTGCCGTATTTCTACGACACCCCTAAAGTTATGAAGTTAGAGAGAGATTACTCTTCCTCAGCCAATTTACTAAAGTATGATAACGTATCGTCATCATCATCACCAGCTGAAGCAAGAGATGCTTCACTACTTTTCACACTACCATTAGATTGAGGTGGGAGGTCT